ATTATAAGTGCAGCTTCTATAGTTGCTACATTGACACCATCAAAAAAAGATGATGAATGGTTAGGCAAACTATATAAGTTAGTAGACTTAATAGCATTAAATTTTAAAGTTAAAAAATAATGGGCTGGGAACGCCCTTCTTATGCAGGTGGCAATCTGCAAATTACCCATGTCGACCAAGGGGCTCTTAAGTATTTAGATTCTCTTGGTTGTTCATCTTTGCTTGATGTTGGCTGTTCTACTGGCGGTCAAGTGCAAGCAGCACTCAAATTAGGTTGGGGAGCTTTTGGTATAGACGTTGATGAAACTGTCATGCAAGGCCAACAAAATATAGCTCTTATTAACCTAGCACAAAACCCTGTGTACTTTCACAAACCTTTTGATGTTGTTTGGTCAGTAGAAGTAGCTGAACACATCCCCAGAGAGCACGAAGATTTTTATGTTAAAACCCTAACAAAAAATTGCGACAAGTATTTGGTATTGACCGCAAACCAAAATGAAAAAATCCCCGGTCATGTCAATTGTATGCCAAGAAATTATTGGATAGACCTTGTAGAAAAACATGGTTTAATTTATGATGAGAGCATATTACAAGAGCTTTTACAGCATTCTACTATGCATAGAGAGTTCTTAAAAACAACAGGTATGGTATTTAAAAATGAGTCGAAAAACAGCAGCTGATGTGCATTTGGAATTGGCAGTACATGAAAAGGAATGTGCAGAACGCTGGAAAACTGCTTTCAACAAATTTGAAGATATTGAAACCGACGTTAAAGAAATCAACACCAAACTAGACTCTGGCACAAAAACAATTATTGGACTACTTATAGGATTACTTGCTAGTATAGTAACATTGATAGTAAGAGGTTTATTTTAAAATGATGATGCGTCCTATGGCTTTCGGCTTTGATGGCGTCCATAATTTTGATGGCAGCAGAATATCAGAAGTTGGTCAAAGACAAGCCCCACAGTTAAATCTAAATATGCCAGAAATAATTTTTGATGGACCACAAGTATCAAGAGAAGAAGCAGAGGCTTCTGCAAGAGCTGCTTATGAACAAAATCCAAGAGCAAATCAACGTGTTAAGCCACAACTTCCACAAGAAATATCCCCAATCCCACAACAAAGCCAACAACCTATCGCCCAACAGCCTTACACACAATCGCCTTTTTCCTTTGGTTTAGGCTCTTTAGGTTATGGCGGTTTTAGTCCCTATGGTGGTGGCTTTAGTCCTTTTGGTATGATGGGCGGCTATGGCGGCATGGGTGGCTATGGTGGTATGATGGGCGGCTTCAGTCCCTTTGGTGGCTATGGCGGTGGCTATGGCGGCATGATGGGTGGGTTTAGTCCTTTTGGTGGTTATGGTGGCTTTAGTCCTTTCGGTGGCGGCATTTATGGTGGTGGTATTTATAATTTACCTCAAGCCCAACAAGCTCCTCAGCAACAACAAGCTCCTCAACAACCAGCACAACAGCAAGCCAATCCTTTTGGCAATAGTATCAAACAACAATATGCCCAACCTATGGGCGGTTTATTTCAATAATGTGGCAAGACACAAAATTAAAACTTATTGACCAATTAAAAGTCCATGAAGGCTTTCGTTCAACTGCATACAAAGATACTGAAGGTTTACTAACTATTGGTATTGGCCGTTTAATAGATGAAGGCGGTGGCATAACTCCAGAAGAAGCAGAATTTTTATTAGACAACGATATAGAAAGGTGTCGTGCCGTCTTAGAAAGAAATTTACATTTTTACAGCAAGCTTTCTGAAACCAGAAAAATAGTTTTACTAGATATGTATTTTAATCTAGGCAACAGATTGTTTGGTTTTAAGAAGACACTTAAATACATCGAAAAAGGTGATTTTGCTAAAGCTGCAGAAGAAATGCTGGATAGCAAATGGGCAGGTCAGGTAGGTGAACGAGCACAACGTTTATCTGAAATGATGAAGAACGATGAGTCCGAATCTTAAAATTGGTTTAGCCGGAGAATACTTAGCAGCATCGCATTTAGCCAGATACTTTGACCAAATATATCCTGCAGCATCGGGTTCCAGATTTGATTTTTTATGTCAATCGGATATACAGGTCAAAGTACAAGTAAAAACTTCTGACTCAATATTTGCTCATCATGGTTCCGATTGGGTGCGTTGGGACATTAAAAAGAAAAAGTCGGGCACTAAGAAGTACAGGGTTTACGACGGCAATGAAGTCGATATTTTTGCCTTTGTTTACCTCTCTCGTGATAAAGTTATATTTCAACCTAACTATAAACTAGGGAAAACCTTTCAAAAAAAGGTAGAATATATAAAAAAAGTAGAAACTCAATTAACATTGAGTCAATCAGTTGAAGTAATAAGAGATATTAAGAATGCCATTAACGAAAATATTGTTCAAACCGGGAATCGACAAGGAGGGGACAGCATACACCAACGAGGGTGGTTGGTTTGATGTCAACTTAGTTCGTTTTAGAAAAGGTTTTGCGGAAAAGTTCAAAGGTTGGGAACGTTTATCAGACAACACATATTTAGGCAATGCCCGTGCCCTGCATCCATGGACAGCTCTTGAGGGTACCAAATATTTAGGTTTAGGGAGTCAATTAAAATACTACATTAACGAAGGTAATAGCTTCAACGACATTACCCCTATTAGAAGTACAACTGCAGCGGGTGATGTAACTTTTGCTGCTGTTAATGGCGATGCTACACTTACCGTTTCTGACACAGCACATGGTGCCGTACAAAACGATTTTGTTACTTTTTCTGGTGCTTCTAGTTTGGGTGGCAATATAACAGACACTGTACTTAATCAAGAATATCAAATAGCAACCATTATTGATGCCAACAGTTATACCATTGAAGCCAAAGATACCGACGGCAATACTGTATTAGCCGATGGTTCTGATACAGGAAATGGTGGAGCTAGTGTAGTCGGCACTTACCAAATAAATGTTGGTCTTGATGTTTATGTGCCTTCTACTGGTTGGGGTATCGGTACTTGGGGTGCTGGTGGTTTTGGTTCAGTAACAAGTTTAACAACCACCAACCAATTAAGAACTTGGTCGCATGATAATTTTGGTGAGAACTTAATTATTAATGTCAGAGCTGGTGGTATTTATCAATGGACAGAAAACAATGGTGTTAATACTAGAGCTGTAGAATTATCGCAAATATCAGGTGCCAACTTAGTACCAACGGTTGCCAATCAAATCATTACTTCAGAAAAAGACAGACACTTAATTGTTTTAGGCGTTGACCCAATATCGGGTGGAGCTAGGACTGGTGTTATTGACCCTATGCTAATTGCTTTCTCTGACCAAGAAAATGCTTTGGAGTTTGAGCCTTTATCAACCAATACAGCAGGTTCATTGAGATTGTCTTCAGGTTCACAAATAATTGGTGCAGTCAAATCACGTCAAGAAATAGTCATCTTTACCGATACATCGGTTTATTCAATGCAATTTATTGGACCACCATTTACCTTTGGTATTAACTTAATTAACCAATCTACTGGTCTAATAGCTCCGAAAGCTGCTATTACGACACCAGTTGGCATATTCTTTATGTCATTCAATGACTTTTATGTTTACAACGGTGCTGTACGTCAAGTGCCATGTACTGTTTTAGATTACGTATTTTCTGATATTAATTTAGGCCAAGCTTTTAAAATATTTGCTTTTTCCAATAATGCCGAATCCGAAGTGGGTTGGTTCTATCCATCCTCTTCTTCTGACGAGATAGACCGTTACGTTATTTACAACTATGAAAACAGCACATGGACCTTTGGACAACTCTTGCGTTATGCATGGATTGATGCCGATGTGGAAAACTTCCCAAGAGCAACAGCCAACAACTTATTATATCGTCAAGAGATTGGTTTCAATGACGATGGTCAACCAATGGAAAACGTCTTTATAGAATCCGCTGATTTTGATATTGGTGATGGCGAACAATTGCAATACATAAAACGTATCATTCCTGATATTAAGTTTTTAAATAACGCCACAGCCGGTGAAATAGAAATGGTTTTGAAAATGCGTAACTTCCCCGGTGACTCTTTATCAACAAAAGCAACTGTAAGTGTTGGTAGCACCACGCAACAGAATTTTGTGCGTGGGCGTGGTCGTCAAGCAGTGGTGCGTTTTCAATCCAAAGACTCCAATGGCAATTCTGAGAACGACAATACTGGATGGCGTATTGGTGCCACCAGAATTGACATCAAACCAGACGGCAGAAGATGAGCAAACTTTTACCCACAAGATTACCTCTGGCCTTTGATGAGGTAACACCAGAATTATTCAATCGTTTGGTCAGGATATTGGAAATCAATTTAGGTGAGTTTGACCCTGACAATGTCAGACAAATGACAACAGCAGAGCGTAACCAATCTTTTTTTAATGCTGGTTCTTTGATATTCAATGTCGATGAAGACGTTTTGCAGTGCTACGATGGCACCAGATGGCGTGATTTGTTTAATAGTCAATTCTACGTCAACAACGATACTGGATTTGCTCTTACCGCATCACTGGGCACAGTAACTGTTACCACAGCTTGATATACTTGCTTTTTTATAAGAAAATAAAGGCTCAGATTATATATCTGCCTACATCGACATAGTTCGCCAAAATTAAAATCACGTGTA